GTACGGCTCTTTCCACCAGTATTCACACACCCGGACCCGTTCGCCGTCGTTCCACTCTTGTGCGTCATCGCGGCTGTCGAATTCATCACTCTGGAAGCTGTCTTTCGATGCGTCTGGGTACTTGGCCTCAAACGCACCTTTGCTGATCTGTTCGGTGACAATCCAGTCCTCGGCGTCACGCTTCAGGTAGTCCTGAGCGGCAGGATCGGAGTACAGACAGAATGGATTGCGGATGGCCTCGACAATCACCTCCTGGTTACTCACCTCGTCATCTACGTACCGTGTATTGACGCGCCAAGCGCCCATCCCACAGCCAACCTGAAACTCCGCCGCCGCGTCGATGATCGTGTCACCGTCCGACACGTTCCAGATGTTGCGGCACAGACCCTCCAGCACCTCTGCGGTGTCCACGTCTCCATCCTCGACCGCTCGCACCTTGCCCTGCGGTCGATTGGCACGGATGTCGTTGACCACGCGCTTGACCGTGATGCGTGTCTTGTTGAACTCGTAACACGGCCGTTGACCACGTTCGTTGCGGACGTATTCGTCCCACTGTTTTCCGGGAACAGTAAATCCTTGCCCTCTAGTTTCACGTGGAACCAATCCCCAGCAAGTTGCGCAGACGATAGTTAACAGTCTCGACCTCAGTGTTGCCCGTGCTCGACGTGGTGATGACCGTGATCTGCCGCATTTCGTCCCTTGGTGCGGCAGTGATCGTGTTGATCGTGCCGCTGATGTTGAAGCTGACCGCAGGGGCCGGCGTAATGGCAGTCAGGGCCAGAATTGATGTTCCATAGGTCAGGCTGTCCACACGGTAGCTGACCGTCAGGGGTGTATACGCAACGTCCATGTCGAGGTAAAACGATGCCGTGACCGGGACCGATGCACCCTCATTGATCTCAAAGCCGGGCGTATACAGTCGAATCATCCGGCCCTCCGAAATGCTTTATAGGGGTCTTCAATGATGTGCGAGTCGTTGCTCATCTGGTCTGCCACGATGGCCAGATATCGCGTACCGTCAGCGCCGTGTGATTCGTCGTCGTGCATAGGGGTACTGGCCTGGCCATCCGTGTTCACACGTCGCCGGTAGCGCCCCAGACGGTTCAGCAGGTCGCTGGCATTAGTCTTGTCGAAGTACAGCCGGCCGAACACTTCACGGGTTTTGCGGATGCCCTGTTCAATGCCGATGTCAGGGACGATCTCGACCTGCCAGCCCAAGGCTTCAAACTGCTCCTGCGCACTCGCTCCGGTGACATGCTTGGCCTTGCCGTCGTGCGGCAGGTACAGACAGCCATAGTTCAGCTTCAGGTCGGATAACTCTTGGTGGTAGCTAGGGATGTACCGCTGGCGGTCCTCGATGTAGCGGATGATCCTGATTTCACTGGTCAGCCTCTGCACCAGAATCAGCGACATGAAGTCGTTGTATCCCAGGTCAGCCACCACATGCACCTTGAGCATGGGATCGTATGGCACGTTACACAGCCGGTTGGTCAGCTTTACGGCTGACACTTCGTTGTAGTAGATCGCCCCGTCAACAGCCGGCCGGCATTGGCCTTGATAGATGTGCGCGTAGTTTGCGGGATCTTCAATCCGCATCTTCTCGCGTGCGGCGTCCAGTACCGTCGAGCGCCACGGGTTGTCCTGCCAGTTCATCATCGTGACGATGCTGTCCGGCTGCTGGTTGGTCACAAATCGTGCGTAGGTTTCATCCGATTCCATCTCGGGATTGAAACTCACCCAAATCTCGCTGCCCGGTGCCCGAATGGTCGGTTCCAGAATGTCCCATGACCGCTTGCTGACGAGCTGGGCTTCCTCGACCCAGCACAGGGTTGTGCCCTCGAATGACTTTATGCTGGCCGCTGTCTGGCCGCTCAGCCCGTGGTAACTGATCTGCGTACCGTTCTTGCCACGGATGTAGTTGGCCTGGACCTCGTAGAAGTCTTCCAGTCCCAATATCTTGATCTGGTCTTTCAGTACCTGGTGCACTGATTCAGCGATTGATTTCTGAACTTCGCGAGTGCAGAGAATGCGTTCCGGCTTGGCCCTGCCACGGGCCAGCAACATGCGGGCTATCGACCACGACTTAGCTGAGTCTCTGCCACCGTATAGAACCTTGAACCGGGCAGGCGGGACTAGGGTGTCACTGGCCTTCTTTGGTAGGTCTATCGCCAGTTGCATCAATGGCCCTGATTAGGATTTCCTGCACAACGCTGATGGCTGGATCGTCCTCATCACCACCGATGAGCGCTTGAGGAACCTTTCCGTCCACTCGGTCATAAATGAGGTTCTGCGCCCAAGGATCGCCTGACTTGGCGCTTTCTATCAGTCTGCGGGCAATGGCGAGCACATCCTCGGGCCTCTGGGTCAGCTCGCGCTTGAGCGCGTCTGTCAGCATCCGGTTCGCCTTTGCGCCGTTTCTGTTACCTACTGGTGCGCCGGCCATTGAATGTAATCACAATCATTTGATTCTGTTGCTAATTAGCAACGCTTTCCGCCCTTACCGCTGCCGCCTTTCTTCTTGGCCATTGTCGTCTCCTGGTGTGACAAAAAAGGCCCCTGTATGCGGGGCCGGTAAGTGCCTGCTATCGCCTCGGTCTCGGCCTTCCGGCAGGCGCGGGTTAAAGCGCCGGTGTTTGCCGGCGCACCCACGTCCGCAATGCGGAACAGGTGGGTATAACTGTGCTGTAACGCAGTAACCCTACGTTAGGCCGTTTTTACACTATCTGTTGCAGGTTGTCAAAGGTTAATTGCCACGAATGACTCGCCCCGTTCACGCAGCGTGTTGAACTGGCTGGGCGACATATCCACACGGGCGGCCTTTTCCCTCACTGTACCGTGTTGGGTGTAGCAGACGATCAGTACGAGTTTCTCTGGCTGCGGCGCGATGCAGACGATGTGGTCGATCTCTTCCAGGTGGGACGGCATAGGGGCAGCGTCCGCTCCGTTACCACCACGTCCTATGCGTGCCTTTTCGGTGCTGGACATGGTAGGAAACCTACCGGGAATACCGGACTGTGCCCAGCGGCCCCACATAGTCAGCAGGACACGGACGCCCCAGTTAGGAATGTGGCTCTCCGCGCTTGGGCGAGTTATTCTCTAGTGCCACCACGCCTTCCTTCCATGCAGCATAGAGCGGGATTGCTATGTTGTCCCGAAAGGCATCAATCGACATCTGCCGAATGTGTTTAGGGCCATCAATGTCGGCCTGGATCCCATCACTCAAGATACTGAGTCTAATATGCTTTTCAGCGTCCGTTGTCCACACCTCGAATGACTGACCAGACACCTGACTGAGGACGCGAGCCATGAGCTTGTCTGTGATGTACTTCATTGCTTTCCTCCAATTGTCGTCCGTATCATCGAACATCTCCCCATAGCTTGACCTTCCATTCATTTTCGTTGATTTCGGGGTGTGTCCTGACCGCTGCCAGCAGCTCGTCGCTGGTGTTGGTCTTGAATGCGTCGCTGATAAACAGGGTCCATTGAGGCTCCCCGCTGACGTTCCGGTAGCCGGTCCAGAATACCGGGTTGCCATGGATGTGGCCTTTCAGCACGAATGGCATCAGCCGGCCATCCCCATCACTACCAGCCCCAGCAGGATGCCGGTCGCGACCAGCCCGGCCAGAAATAGCCCGACGATGCCGACCATGTACAGGGAACCCCATTCTTTTTCGAGTTTCATGTTACCTCGCGTCTGCTTTGATGACACCTACATCCGCCAACGCTTCCTCGGCTGTCCTGACTATTGGCGATCCGGTGTCAGTGAGGAAACTGGTCTGGCGGTGCTGCGTTTTTTTCGTCTTTTCGCGGCCTGTCTTGACCTCCTGGACGCGGAACCAGCCCGCCCCCCATGACTGCCTGTGGATCAACAAGTCCGCTGGTAGGTCACGGTAGACGATGCAGCCGGTGGCTTCTAGGGCAGAGACAATATCCGCTTCTGCCGTGTCGCGTTTGGCCGCCCGCCTCAATTCCCGCGCTCCCGGTTGATGATCGCCAAGGCAACGTCAAGGTCTTTGACGCCGAACCAGCTTGCCCCGCCTTGAATGTGCACTTCGTAGCTCGACTGCGT